ATACTAATTTTATTTTAAAATCTTCTCCTTATTCACAGGTAGAAAACAAGAAGGAGTACAATCAATATGCTAATGCTACTAGAGGTTCTTTCTTATGTTGGTTAAAAAGTTTTACTTGTGAGTTGTGTAACTTTAAAAATGAAACGAGGGCTTTTAACTTTCACCATGTTGATCCTTCTAGAAAAAAGATGAACGTGTTAGGATCAATGGGATGTAAGAATAAAGTTAAAGTATTAAAAGAAATATTAAAATGTGTTTATCTTTGTGAGAACTGTCATTATAAAATTCACGCTCAGGAGGGAGGTCTAGATGTCAAATACGAAATTATTAATAGACGCAGATATACTTACATATCGAACTTGTTGGGCAGTACAAAACGAGGTAGAGTGGGATGACGGTATTGTTACTAATGCTACTAATACGAAAGAGCTTGAGTCTCAGGCTGTAAGTGCCGTAGAGTATTGGAAGAATAAGTTTGAAGTGACAAACATGGAGCATGTTATTTTATGCTTCTCTGATAGGTCAAATAATTTTAGACGAAAAATTTTCCCCGAATATAAAGCAAACCGAAAAGGTAGCAGGAAACCCCTAGGGTATAATCATCTGGAGAGATATCTAAAACTCACTTACAATTCTACTGTCCTCGATAATTGTGAGGCTGATGATGCCTTGGGTGTTCTTGCCACTGCTACAGATGATAGAAATATTATCTTATCTATTGATAAGGACATGATGACAATACCTTGTGAGTATTTTAACATGGACTCTGAAGAGTTGATGATAATAGATGAAGAGTTAGCAGACTTCTACTTCTATCAACAAACCTTAACAGGGGATGCAGTTGATAACTATAAGGGATGTCCTGGGATTGGTAAGAAGAGAGCTACTGACCTACTAAAAGCAGAGGGTGTCAAGTGGAACACAGTTAAGAAGGCATTCGCAAAGGCAGGGATGGATGAATTTGAAGCTCTTACCCAAGCTAGAGTAGCTAGGATACTAAGGGTTCAAGACTATGACTTTAGAAAGGAGGAGATAAAACTATGGACACCGAACAATTGAATGATCAGTGGATGGGTGGTAGCACAAGCATAAGGCCTTCTTACTATGCTAAGTATAAGATAGATCCTTGGACTTTTATTATAGAAAATCAATTGGGTATGGATGTAGGTAGTGTGGTAAAGTATGTTGTAAGACATCAAGATAAGAACGGTGTAGAAGATTTAAACAAAGCTATTAAATGCTTAGAAATGATGAAGGAGTTTTACTACAATGAAAAAAGTTAAAGAGTTCCACGAGAAAATGGAACTAGCAATAGACCAACCATTCAGCAAGGAGATACTTGAGTTAAGAATGAGGCTCATCTTCGAGGAAGTTAGAGAGCTTGCTGATGCAGGTCTAGATTTAGAAGGAAACTTAGATGAACATGAACGACACACAGCTATGCAAGATTTCCTTAAGGAGATGTGTGATGTTGTCTATGTTATTAAAGGGACAGCAGTTTCCTTTGGGTTAGACTTTGATAAAGCCTATGACTTTGTTCATCAATCTAACATGAGTAAGTTTCCTTTTACTAAAGATGAATCTGGCAAGGTACTTAAAGGTAAACATTATAAACCACCTGTCCTAGAGGAGTGTGTATGACATCAGTTAGAGCTGAGATTATTACTAGACGTACCTACAGTAGACCGTTAGATGAGAAGGGTGAGGTGTTTGAAACTTGGGAACAAACAGTCGATAGAGTAATACAGCATCAAGCTTGGCTCTGGGATAGGGCAGGACAATCAGATATGGTTGAGCTTGTAGAGCTAAGAGAACTAATGATCAGTAGGAAAGTATTAGTTAGTGGTAGAACATTGTGGTTAGGCGGTACTGACATCGCCAAGACTAGAGAAGCTAGTCAATTTAATTGTGCTCACCTAAAAGTGGAGACTATAAATGATATCGTTGACAGTCTGTGGCTCTTGTTACAAGGATGTGGAGTCGGATTTACTCCAGTTGTCGGGTCTTTGTCGGGCTTCACACAGCCAATCAAAGAAGTTGAAGTTAAATATTCAAAGCGTACTGATAAAGGAGGACGAGAAGGAAACAGAGAAACCTTTGATGCAGATACAGGGACTTGGACAGTTGCTGTTGGAGACTCCGCTGAGGCTTGGGCGAAAAGTATCGGTAAGCTTCTGGCTTTCAAAGGGAAAGCTTCAAAGTTCATACTCGATCTATCAAACCTCAGACCAACAGGACTTCGACTCTCTGGATACGGTTGGATAAGCTCAGGTGATCAGCCTATAGCTAAGGCTTACCAAGCCATTGTCCAGATTCTTAACAAGAAAGCAGGGCAGTTGCTTAGTAGGATGGACATTCTAGACATCATGAACTGGCTAGGGACTGTGCTTAGTAGCCGTAGGTCTGCACAGATAGGACTCATGTACTATGATAATCCAGAGTGGGAACAATTTGCTAGAGCTAAAGACAACTTAGCTGAGACACCTCACAGGAGTCAGTCCAATAACTCTGTAGTATTCTGGAGAGAGCCTGAGAAGAAGGAGCTTGAAGAGTTCTTTACCATCATCAAGGAGTCAGGTGGATCAGAACCTGGAGTTATCAATGGAGTTGAAGCAAGACGTAGAGCCCCTTGGTTTTCAGGTGTTAACCCTTGTGCAGAGATACTCCTAGGTAATAAGAGTTTCTGTAATCTATCTGAGGTAGATGTAGGTAAGTTTAAAGAAGATAGTGATGGACTAAGCAGGGCTCTATACCTTATAGCTAGGGCTAACTATAGACAAACCTTAGTCAACCTTAAGGATGGTATCCTGCAGTCCTCATGGCATGAGAACAATGAGTACCTTAGACTATGTGGTGTAGGATTAACAGGCATAGCTAGGAGACCTGACCTATCAGAGTATGACTTCAAGCAGTTTAAGAACATAGCTGTGCATGGTGCTTACTCTATGGCAGATGAACTAGGTACTCAAAGACCTAAGAATGTAACAACCATTAAACCTAGTGGTACACTGAGTAAGATCATGGATACCACTGAGGGTTGTCATAAGCCTCAAGGAAAGTACATCTTTAACAATGTTAACTTTAGTGTCAGTGACCCTATGGTTTCAAAGCTAAGGGAAGCAGGGTATAGGGTGATGCCTAATCCTGTGGATGATCATAATGTTATAGTTACATTCCCTGTAGTATGGGATGACATTAGGTTTAGTCAAGACCCTAACTCAAAAGAAAAGGATCGTTATGTTAATACTGAAGGAGCGGTTGAGCAATTGGATAGGTACAAATTTCTCATGGATACTTACGTTGAGCAGAACTGCTCGATTACGGTTTCTTATAAAGAAGATGAAGTCCCAGATATTATTGCTTGGCTCAAATCTAACTGGTCTTCTTATGTTGGGGTTAGCTTTCTTCCCCGTATGTCTGATGCAGAAAAGGCAGGATATGAGTATCTCCCTCAGCAAGTTGTCTGTAAAGAAGTCTATGAAGAGTATTCTGCACAGCTTTCCACGGTGGATTGGGAGAAAGCGGTAGGGATTCATGAACTAGAAGATGACGAGTGTGCAACAGGTGCATGCCCAGTAAAATAACTGATTGCAATAATTTTATTTAAGCCCTTTAGGAGTAGTATCATGATTCGCTATCAAAACACAGAAGATTTTAGTGGTATAGTTATCACTGATGGACTACTAAAACAGTTGCATGAAATGTTTCCAGATAGGCTACCTTCAGTGTTAGTTAATGAGCCTGAAATCTGTAAACTAATAGGTCAACAACAAGTTGTTCGTTGGCTTCAAGATAAACAAGATGAAATGAGAGAACAAGATCTAAAGGGAGATAATAATAGTGTTACAATTACTTAGTACGTTAATGTGTATGGGAGGGGGAGCACCTCCTCCACCTAAACCACCTCCGCCACCTCCACCTCCACCAAGTCCTCCTGCTGCTACAGCTAAGATGGTTGGTGCTAAGAAGACCCCTGCTGCTAAGGCTAAAGCCAAGGTAACTAGGAAGTCAACAGGTAAGGCAGGGTTCACAACGACAGCAGGTCCATCTGGCTTGAACATAGGTTAGAGTTTGTGTGATCCAGTAATAGGAACTGCTATGCTTATTGGTGCAGCTACTGGAGCTGCAGGATCGGCTATTACTGGTGGTGATATACTACAAGGCGCACTCATGGGAGGAATTATGGGTGCTGTTACTGGAGGTATGGGTGGTTTTGCTGAGGGTAGTTTCTTAACTAATTTGGGTGGTGGTTCTGGTATTATGGCTACTGATATAGCTGCTTCCACTGCTTTTGGAACAATCACACAAGGGTCTGCTTTAGCGTTTGCAGGTACAAGTTTTGCAGGTAGTGTGGCAGTGGGTAGTGCAGCAAACGCTATGACTCCAGAGTACGCAATCGCTGCAGACTACGATCCAATAGTATTTAATACAATAGAAAATAAAGTAACAGGATCAGGCGGAACTCAAGCTGCAGCAAGTTTAAGTTCTGCTATAAAGAGAGTTAAGCGTAAATCAACAACACCTAAAGGAGCACCTAAAGCTGCTAAACAAGATGTTTCTCATGTTAATACTTCAAACTTCAGTGACATAGGATTACAAATAGCATGAATCAAACTAGTAAAAGATACGGAGACTTATGTAGAAGGAGGCAGAACTTCTTACAGAGAGCTTGGGATGCTTCAGAGCTGACCATACCTTTCATACTCCCTAGACATGGTACACAGGATCAAGAATTACCTACACCTTATCAGTCTATAGGAGCTAGAGGGGTAAATAATTTGTCAGCAAAATTATTGTTGACTTTGTTCCCACCTAATTCTCCCTTCTTCAAGTTTCAGATAGACGATTTTACCCTAGCAGAACTAGAAGCACAGAGAGCACCAGTTGAAGAAGGACTGAATGCTATGGAACGATCAGTCATGGATGAAGTAGAAGCCAAGGCTATGCGTGTCCCTTTGAATGAAGCTTTAAGACATTTAATAATTACAGGTAATGCTTGTCTCCATGTAGATAAAGATAATGCAGTAAGAGTATTTCATCTTGATCAATTTGTAGTAAGAAGAGATCCACAAGGTAAGATGTTAGAAATCATTGTTCATGAAATGATGAGTCGAGAGCTTTACATGGATATCTTTGGGACACTCCCTCCTAAAGAATCAGGTGATTCAGATAAAGCTGATGAAAAAGAATTAAATCTATACACTGTAGTAAGACGTAAAGATAACAAGATACATGTTCACCAAGAAGTAAATGATATGAAGATTCCTAACACAGATTCTAAATATCCACTAGATAAAAACCCTTGGTTAACCTTAAGGTTCTCTTCAATAGATGGTGAAGATTATGGTAGAGGATTTGTAGAAGAATATCTAGGAGACTTAAAAGCACTAGAAGGATTGAGCAAAGCTATACTAGAAGGATCATGTGCAGCAGCAAGAGCTATCTTTCTTGTTAGACCTAATGGTACTACCAAGTTAAAGACTATCTCTCAAGCTCCTAACCTAGCTGTAAGGCAAGGTTCTGCAGAAGATGTAAGTGTACTTCAGATGGAAAAGTTTAATGATTTTAGAGTAGCTAGAGAGACACTGGAGACTACTGAGAGAAGACTAGCTGCTGCTTTCCTATTGAACCAGAGTGTTCAAAGAGATGCAGAGCGTGTTACCGCTGAAGAGATTAGGTTCTTAGCTAATGAGCTTGAGACATCCCTTGGTGGTATCTATAGTTTACTATCTCATGAACTTCAGCTTCCTTTAATCAGAAGAATTATAGCAGTACTAGAACGTGAAAAGAAATTACCAGTACTACCTAAAGATTCAGTAGAGCCTATAATAATTACAGGGTTTGAAGCACTAGGCAGAGGTAACGATGCTAATAAACTAGCTACGTTCTTGAAGACAGCAGCAGCAATACTTGGACCTGAAGCCGTAGTACAGTATACTAATGTATCAGATGCTATGAAAAGATTAGGTACAGGTTTTGGTATAGATAT